CCAGCGGCTCTACCAGGGCATGACCATCGCGAAGCAAGGCGGATGGGATGGCGTCTGGGTCGCTCCTACTGACCGCGCAACCCGTGGAGATATTCGCGCATACACCTACGTTCCCCGCTACGATGCGGCGGGCCTCCCCGCGGTGATCCACCGCGTCGGCTCGCGTTCGCCTGGAACGATGCGCGGCGTCTCGGAAGTCGCGCCGCTGCTGCCGCTCGCACGCCAAGTCAAGGGGCTGATCGAAGCCTACGTCGTCGGCAAGCGCATTCAGTCCTGTCATCCGATTTTTGTTGTCTGCGAGGATCCTGTCGCGGCAGCGAAGAGCGACCGCAACGGCGCGGTCTGGGGGCCGAACACGGTTTTGGAGCCGGGCAAGACGTACTACCTTGCCCCGGGTTCCGACGTGAAATTCCCGTCTTTTTCTTTTCAAGGCGCGGACCTTCGCGAGTTTCTTGACACCCTCTACCGCAACCAGTTTGCGGCGGTTGGCTACCCCGTCGATGTGGTTCTCGCGCAACTGACGCAAACCAACATGGCCGCGAGCCGTTCCGCGTGGCTCCAACTCTACCGGCAGAGCGAACGCCGGCAGGACGCGCACATCGCGCAGGTCTGCAAGCCGATGGATCTCGTGATCATCGCGGAAGCCGTCGCTCGCGGCGAGATCGTCATTCCTGCTGGCATGGATCTGTCAGACCTCGCGGAAGGCCAGTATATCCGCCCAGTCCGCAGCATGCCCGATCCGCTCAAGGAAGCGCAAGCAGTTGCGGCATGGGTCGAGCTTGGACGCGATAAGACGAGCCTCTGGGCTGAATCCGCGGGCAGCGACTACCGCGACAGTGTCGTGCAGCGTGCCGAGGACGACCTATGGCTTGCCGAGTTCCAGAAGCAGCCCGTTCCGATGGAAGAGCCGGACGAAGTTCCGCCAGGCGAAGAGCCTAAACCCGATGTCGAGGAAGAATCCCCATGATCCCGCCCATTGCACTTTTGACCGGCGAAATGTGGGCCATGGAGCCATCCGCGCTTGCCGCGCTGCGTGACCAACTGCTTGCGGGCGACTGGAAATCCGCCGCGAAGATCGACGCGCCAGCGGACCAGACGGCACCGGCCTACGACCTCGCTGGCGCAACCGCTGTGATCCCCATCGCTGGTGTCCTGGTGCAGTCCGTCCCCGATTGGATGCGCGCCTACGGCGTCGATGCGACCGGATACGACCAGATCAGGCAGGCAATTTCCAAGGCAAACGCTGACCCCAAGGTTTCGCGCATCTCGCTCGCGGTGAATTCGCCTGGCGGCCAGGTGTCGGGCATCCATGCAACGGCAGACGCGATTCGCGCCAGCGGCAAGCCGGTGACGGCTCGCGTCGAGGGCATGGCCGCATCGGCTGCGTACTGGCTCACGGCGCAGGCGAAGTCCATCAGCGCGGATCGTGGGTCGGTCATCGGCTCGATCGGCGTTTACACGGTGCTCCGCGACACCTCCAAGCTGCAAGACGAGATCGGCATCAAACTGGAGCTGATCAGCACCGGCGGCGTCAAGGGCCTTGGGGCCGATGGCCGCGTCACTGACGAGCTTCGCGCCGAAGTCAAGCAAGGGATTTCCGAGACTTTGGACGCTTTCGTGTCCGATATTGCAACGGGGCGTGGTCTTTCTAAACAAACCATGTTGACATTTGCAACGGGCAAGGTATGGTCCGCCGCAGAAGCCAACAACATGCGTCTGATCGACGCTGTCCAACCTTCCCAGGATTTCGCTACCATGGACGCCTTCGCCCTCATCGAGCAGCACCCCGCCCACGCCGCCCTTGTGGCTGGTCTCGCCAAGCAGGGCAAGCCGCTGGCCGAGATCGAGCAGGCCATCAAGGACGCCGACCGTGCCGCCGCGCATGCCGCGCTGGTCGCTGAGCGCGACGAACTCAAGGCTCGCGCCGACAAGGCCGAAGCCGAGGCCAAGTCGCTCGCCGAGCAGCTCGCCGTCGAGAAGGCTCGCGCCGACAAGGCCGCGGGCGACCTCGCTGCGATGAAGGCCATCGCTGACGGCGGAAAGCCGGGCGCGAAGGTCGAGGCTGGCGAAGGCAAGCCCGAACTCACCGCGACCGACGCGCAGTTCCTCGCGATGTCCCCCGCCGACCGCATGAGCTTCCGCGCTCGCGGCGGCAAACTCGTCTAAATCCACCCCCGTTCCCCGAACGGGGAAGGAGCTTGACCCATGGCCGCCACTTTCACTAACTTCCTCGCGACTGCCGCCGACATGGCGCAGGTTGTCGCGCAGGAGCCCGCCGGCTTCATCGACGCGATTGACATTCGCGGCGACGTTCTCGGCGCGACCCTCAATCAGGCCGTCAACATCGGCAACGTCTCGCCCGTCACCGCGTCCGCTTGGACCGCTGGCGTCAAGACCACCCTCCCCACCGGCACCGACACCGGCGCGACCCTGACCCTGAATCAGGCTCGCGAAGCCCAGTTCGACATCAGCGGCGAGCAGCTCAACGGGCTGAACGCCGGCAACCAGCTCGCGCAGACCTGGATGCAGATCAAGATGCAGGAAGCCATGCGCACCCTGCGCAATGAGGTCGAAATCTTCCTCGCTGCGCAGGCCAAGATCGGCGCTTCCCGCGCTACCGGCACCGCTGGCACCACCCCGTTCGCGTCGAACATGGACGCGACTGCCGACCTGCGGCAGATCCTGATCGACAACGGCGCTCCGAAGGTCGGATGGTCGCTCGTCGTGAACCCCGCCGCTGGCACCAACGTCCGCAAGCAGCTCGGCAGCCTGGTGGCCGCAGCCGGTTCGCAGGCCGCTGCGCTCCAGACCGCTGGCGACCTGCCGATGCACAACGGGTTCCAGTTCCGCGAATCCTCGGGCATCGTCGCGCATACCGCTGGCACCCTGACCGGTGTGACCGAAACCCCGGCGCGTACCGTTGGCCTGTCGTCCTTCGCCATCGCCGGCACGACCATCTCGCTCACCCCTGGCGACTGCTTCACCATCGCCGGTGACAGCAACGTTTATGTCGGCACTTCGACCCTGGCCGCGGGCGGCACGCTGAACATCAACCGCCCCGGCCTGCGCGTGGCGGGTTCGGGCGGCGCTGCGCTGACTATCGGCGCGAGCTACACCCCGAACATCGGCCTGCACCGCAGCGCCATGGTTGCGGTTGTGCGTCCGCCGAGCCAGGCCGAGGCTGGCATGGACGGTGGCGCGCCGTTCCAGTCCAGCGTGATCGCTGACCCGATGGGCAAGTTCGCCTATGGCCTCTATGTGCAGCGGTACGACGGCGGCATCCTGGTCTCGCTGCGCTGCATCTATGGCGCGATGACCGCCAACCCGCACTTGGTCGGCACTCTGCGCGGCTAATCCCAGCCCAGCAGCAAACCAAACCCCGGCGACCGGCGCAGGCCGCGCCGGGGTTTTTTGTAGGATAACCCATGTCATTCAGCAACACCGCCGAAACCGCCATCCTCAATCTGCTGTTCACCAACAGCAACTTCGCCAACGTCGGTGACGCCACGGGCCTTCGCGGTTCATCCACCGCTGGCAGCTACTACATCGGCCTGCACACCGCCGACCCCGGCGAAGCTGGCACGCAGTCCACGAACGAGGCGACCTTCACCAGCTACGCTCGCGTTGCTGTCGCCCGTTCGGGTGCAGGCTTCACCGTGAGCGGTCCGACCGTGAGCAACACCGCGCAGATCCAGTTTGCGCAATGCACGGGCGGCACGAACACGATCACGCATTTCAGCATCGGCACCGACGTTTCCGGTGCTGGTACTCTGCTGATGAAGGGCGCTCTCACCTCATCGCTGGCAGTCAGCAACGGCATCACGCCGCTGTTTGCCGCTGCGGCGCTGTCGGCTACACTCGACTAATGCGCTTTCGCTGCGCCCACTGCTGCGCGGATCTTGGCCCGGTGGTCATCGACCAACCGGAACCAGTGTGCGTCGATCACCCTGACGGCGTGGTTGAAATCGTGCCGGAGCCAGTTCCGGGGGACGCATGACTTTTGCTACGGTGGGCGACGTTGCACGCGCTTACGACGAGGGGCGCGTGCATACGCAGCGGTTCGTGAAGACCAGCGGAACAAGTGTTCAAAATGCATGGGTATGGTGGGGTCAAGGCGCTGGCGCACCAGCGGCGGATTTTCTCGTCGGCGCTCCCGGTGAGTTTACGCCGGTCGTACAAACGAACCAGAACAAGGGGATATGGCCCGGCGTCACAACGCCATCGGGGTTCACGAAGCATCTTGTGGCTGCGACGATAAGCATTGACACTGGTGCCACCACAAACCAGTGGGAATCGGTGATCCTGATGGATGTCCTAGGGTATTACCCGCTGGTTGACGGGTCGATCCCTGACGAACAGTTCATGGACAATACGCTTTCGTTGACTCGCTACACAAGTGGTGCGGGCGTGCGTATTTTCATCATGGGGCAGGTTTCGGCTACATCTGCAAATGGCAACGGAACGATCACCTATATTGACGACACCGACACTCAGCGCACGGTTCCGTTGCGAACCATAACGCAGGTGAATAACCTAGGTCAGGCCGCGCCGACTGCGGCGGCTACCACGGAGGGCGGAAACTGGGTCGCACTCGCCAGCGGTTCCAAGGGCGTGAAGCGCATTGTGTCGTTAAACTTCGGCACGTCACAACCGCAGGGCCTACTCTGCTTCGTGCTGGTCTACCCGATAACCACGATCATGTGCGGTGGTCCGCAACCAGCCGGTGCAAATAGACTTGCCCCAACTGAAAAGTGCTTCACTTGCCGTAACGGATCTCTATACCCCCGTATTTACGACGGTGCCGCACTCAACTTTCTTTCGCGTCACTCTGGCGGCAATAACGCTACGCTATTCTGGGGTGATCTAACCTTTGCCTGGGGAAACACATGACCATTCAATCTACCGACCAGCTTGTTGCCGCCTTTACCGGTGGGCAGTCATTCAACTACGCATGGAACAAAGTGACTGGTGCCGCAGCGTACACCGCAGGCCGCGCCTATGAGACGTTCAGCCTTGGCGGTCTGCCGGTGGCAACGACCTTCCCTGGCACGGCGTTGACATGGAAAACGTGCGACGAAACGACGGGCGATGGAACCAACATCTTTGGGATGCCGCACGGCGGCAACGTCTCGGCGCTGATTAAAAATCTCATCAACATGAGCGCATGGACCACCGCTGCGACTGGCGTCCCTGGCACGCTGATTCTTGTCGATTTGCAGGGGTATTACCCCGGCATCGACATGAACACCCTGTCGGCGCAAACGCTGCTGGGGACTCCGACGCTTCGTTATACCAATGGCGTTGGCTGTAACATGTTCCTGGCCGCTCGCGCCACGACCGGCGCAACTGCACATAACATCACGATGAGCTACACGAACACCGCAGGCACCGCAGGTCGCGCACTCGGCGCGACCGTGGCGGCGACGCCATCGGCCATCGTGCCGCACATCCTGCACAGCGGAACCGCAGCGAACAACTACGGCCCCTACCTTCCGCTTGCCGGTGGCGATACCGGCTTGCGCAGTGTGCAGACGGTCACGTTGTCGGCTGCATCAGGCACAGCGTCAACCGCTGTCCTCTGCATCGTCAAGGAATTGGCTCGCATCACCCTTGCGGTCAACGGCATGATGTCGGAGAAGGATCTACTGAACCAGATCCCCAGCATGCCCGTGATCAGGGACGGTGCGTGCCTAGGCTGGATCTACCTCGCTGGCGCTGCAACTGCGGCAAGCACCACGTTTGCAGGCAACGTGGAAGGCGCATGGGGATAAGCAAATGCCTTGCTACCCCAATGGATGGATCAACACGATGCAACGGTCCCGCCCAATCGGCGGGGCTGGCGCAGCGTTCCAGACTGGCTCGCGGCAATACGGAGATCGCCATAACCGTTTCGTGAGCGAAGGCTGGTCAAAGGTCATCGGCGCAGCACCAACGTCAGGAGCGTATGCCCCTGGCGTGTGGATTATGCCGCGCACTGCTGGTGCAATCGCGTCAACCACTGGCAATCGCTTGGCGCTGTCGGTATCATCTGCATCTGGTCAGCTTGGCAGATTCATTGACGGGTCTATCGCGCTCAATCTGACGGTGACAAACGCGGACCTTGCATTGCTGGTCCTGGCAAGCGGAAGCGCAACGCTCACGCTGACCATTGGATCGGTGAGCCTCGGAGCCGCCATCAACATTTCCGGTTCGACGGCGGCAAGCATCGCCGTGTCTGACGCCACGCTGGGCGCTCTCGCTGGCATGTTTGCGAACACATCATTTTCGATCACACCAGCCGGGGCACTCACAGCAACCGGCGCTCTCGCCGGCAATATCTTGCCATACACGGAGCTTTCGCCGCAATCGTTGGCGGATGCGGTGTGGTCGGCGCTGGCGGCATCCAACAACGTTGCGGGAACGATGGGCGCAGAGGCGCAAGCATCGTCCGGCGTCAGCACCGGCTCGACATTCAATCATGCGGCGACGGGTTTCACCCTGACCGCCGGAACGGTCACGACCGGCAGTTATTCCGTCACCGCACCACGAGACGGCGTGACGCATCGCGTTGCGAGCGTAGACCCGAACATCGACTTCATCTACGATTTCCAGCTTGACGTCAATGCTATTCCGACCGCCGTCACCATGTATGCTTCCGTGACCGGGAACAACGATCCGGTCTTCGTTTATGGATACGACTACACGGCGCTTGCGTGGTTGCAGATCGGCACGCTCAACGGTACCGCCAACACGCACTTCGTTGAAGCCAGTTTCGCCATGCTGTCGCACATGGTATCCGCCGCTGGCTTGGTGCGCATCCGCTTCGCTCATGCAGCGACCACCGCGACGGCGGTTGAGACTGATCAGATCTTCGTGGCATACGGCAACACAATCGTCGATGCCAACATAACGAAGGTCAACGGCTACACAGTCACTGGTGCAGGCACCAGCGGCAGCCCGTGGGGCCCGGTCTAAATGGCTGACGCCTGGGGCGGATCATGGGGCGCGGCTTGGGGCGCGGCATGGGGATTCATCACCGGCGCTGGTCGGCCAGGCAAGCCGTCCGTCAGCGTTCGGCAGGGCCTGTCCTCGACCTGCTCGCCGACCATGCGAGCAACGGTCATCGCGCAGCGGGTCGGCCTATCGTCGGCCAGGTTCCACGCGCAGGTTGCCCCCGGCATGCGGGCAGCACCTGGCGGCGGTGCGCGAGCATATGCGGAATCCGGCCTATGCTCCGTTGCAATCCGGTCTGTTTCTGCAACGGCAACAAGCGGTCTTCGTGCGACCGTGAGTGACACGCGCCGTGTGTCCATTTCCGCAACATCAAGCGCCATGGTGTCCTAAAGCTCCGCGCCTTCTGTCTTGATTTTATACGCCAGCGTCTAATCTCGCATCATGTCCCCGATCTTGACAACCGGCGACGACGTCCTGCTCACGGTCACGCTCTACGACAACGGCGCCGCCATGAACGTGTCGGCGGGCAGCATCCGCGCAGCG